AGCATAAACTCCGGCCCAATAGCCGGATTTTTCAATTTCTGAACAAAAATTTATACACATTTGCGTTCTTGTTTCCCTATCGTGCTTGTTGGCTATTGAGTTGTCTTCTATGTCAAAATAAATGGGGAGATCTAGCTTAACTCCAGCTGATTTTACAATATCTAAACAATATTTAGCTTCCTGTTTCGCGTTATCTACTGAGGTAGCATAACTGTAATGATATACACCAACCTTAATTCCTGCGTTTTTTGCTTTTCTTATGTTTTGAATGAAATATTTATCTATCTCTCCGTCACCGGAATATCCCCAGCCTGAGCGAATTATTGCGAACTCTATTCCTGAATTTTTAACTTTGTTCCAGTCAATTTCTCCTTGCCATGTGCTTACATCTATTCCATTTTTATTCATTTATTATTTCCTCCATGAATCTAGTTTTTACACCTTGATTTAAACGCGTGAGATTAATTTAACTCCTGCGTTTTAGCTTCGTGCGCGACATGCTCCACCGCAGGTGGTGGGAAAATAGTAGGGCTATCTCCCCAAACAGCCATGACAGCTGATAAATAGGGTTCGGCTAGTTCCTCTGCAATTAAGGTTCTATCTTGTGCACTGTTTGAATAGGCACGCCGATGAGGTGTACCAATCTGATATAATACACCGTCCACCTCGACAAATTGTTTTGTTTCTACGCTTACTTTGTAAATGTCTAGTTCGTCTAATGAAATTTCTTGTTTAATCATCATTTATTTCTCCTTTATCTATAAATTTATGCCTTTATATAACACCCAGAAAAACCTATCCAAGTGTCACCTGTGCGCCATTGCAAAGCACGCTCTCCTCCAGAATTTTGAATACATATTACTGAGGAAGAATCCGAAATATTTGCACTTGCTGGATAGTAATCTAACCCTCCATAACATTCATGAATTGCCAACCCTTGCCCATCCATATTGTCAGCTGCTGCAAAAGGTAATCCTCTGATACAAGCGTAATCAGTACCTTGATTGCTGATATTTACTTTCATATGAAAAGTCACATAGACTAAATTATTGATTCTGTAGTACATAGCATATTTGTAGTATGTAGAGTATGTGGGGTTCGTTCCATTTCTTGATAAAAGAGTCGGCGTCCATGTCCCGGATGAAATTGTAACTCCTAAATTGCTTAAAGCTGCACTTGCTGACGTTGCACCAGTTCCACCTCTCGATATAGGAAGAATTCCTGAAGTTATGTCACTACTTGAATGTGTATGCTCTAAAAGAGCAAGCTGTTTCCATGCACTCCATGTACTTCCACTTAAATATCTCAAATAAATTTGTGCGGTTCCTTCCTTCACAGCTATTTGTTCTACATAGTTTCCATTGTCGGATTTCAACACAATTAATCCATTGTAACTACCTGACGGTGAATTTGTAGATGAACTTTTCATTGTATATATACCAGGCGTTGTCATGTCGTTAAAATCGGTTGATGATTTTACTTCATATGGTGCTGCTCCGACATCACTTGCAGTAAGTGATATATTGCTTGATAGGGCTTTGCCATTTACTGTCCTACTTGTCGGAACAGCTCCGATATTTGAAGGTGTAACGTTAACAATTTTATTTGCGTTTGGTGTAATTGTTGTTCCATTACCCTGTATTCCTTGAATCGCTGAATCAGCCTTGGCTCCTTGTTCAGGTGTGGCAGCATTTATTGATGTCGCATCAATATTTACGGTTTTGTTAGAGTCTGGTGTTACTAACGTTCCATTTACCTTTACCCCTTGAAGTGCACTATCTGCCTTAGTACCCTGTGCCGTAGTTGCTGCTCCAACATCACTAGCTGTCAATGAAATATCACTTGATAGAGCTTTGTTGTTCACTTTTCTAGTGTTTGGCACTGCATCTGTGATGCCGTAACCTGAGAGTGTTGTTGGTTTTGAGGTGAGAGTACTAAAAGCGTGTGAGTGCCCACTTGCTGCAGCACCAACATCGCTGGCCGTTAGAGAAATATCACTTGATAGAGCTTTGTTATTCACTTTTCTAGTGGCTGGAACCGCGTCTGTAATTCCATATCCGCTAAGAGTTGTGGGCTTTGAAGTTAGAGTGCTAAAAGCATGTGAATGCCCACTCGCTGAAGCTCCTACATCACTAGCCGTCAATGAAATATCACTTGATAAAGCTTTGTTATTTACCGTCCGTGTCTTAGGCACTCCACCTAGATTTTCTAAAGCCTGAGTGGACGTACTTGCATTTGTTCCACCTCTCTCAATTGGTAGAGTTCCGGAACTTATTTCATCTGCAGAATGATTGTGCTGTTCATTTGCGGCTCCAACGTCTGAATAAGACAGGGTAATATCTGCTGACAACGCTTTGTTGTTTACTTTTCTTGTAGTTGGTACAGCTCCAATGTTTGCAGGAGTTACAGTCTGCCATGAGTTATCGTTTCTTAGAAAAACTTTGTTATCGGCCGTTTGCGTTGTTGGCACATGGTTTCCATGGCTGGAAGCCGCTGCGCCTATATCGCTTGGTGTGAGAGTAATATCTGCGGATAATGCTTTGTTGTTTACTTTTCTTGTATTCGGCACAGCCCCAATGTTGGAAGGCGTTACATTAACAACTTTATTAGCGTTCGGCGTGATTGTCGTTCCGTTGCCTTGAACACCTTGAATCGCCGAGTCTGCCTTTGTTCCTTGTACCTTTGTCGCATATTCGCTTCCATGTTTACCATCTAATAAATCAGCGTCTAATCCACTTCCTGCACCGTCCATGGACTTAATTTTGCCCATAATATTCTCTTCTGAATATTGATCCATAATTTCAAGAGTCTGTTCAATGGCATCGGATAAAACTGTGAATTCAGATGCGCTTTCGACTGCGCTGTCTGAATTAGCACAAGGCATAACTCTGATTTGAAGACCTAAAATTTTTAATGTGCTTTTCTCCCGATTAATTATGTGAATTTCACAATCTAACTTTCCACTCAAAACTGACATCTGAGATGTCAATCCAACCGAAACAATTCCCTTTTCTGCATTTTCAATTTTGCAGTTGTTAAAAATCACGTTTTTATCAGGTTTTTCGGTGTAAATTAAAACGGTGCTTCCCTCTAAATTAAGAGGTTCGCCACCGTCTACTAAAGTTATTTCTAAAAATCTAGCATTCACTTCACCTTGACTTGCGCTCACTACAACACAGTTTTTATGCCATGTATCAAGCTTTAATTTTGCTGTTGTCAAATTTATTCCTCCTTTGCATTTTCTTTTTTCTCGTCCGTAATTCTATTAACGTCATTCAGCATTTCAATTTTTGCCTGAGAACTGATTTCTAACATTACATCTGATAGTATACCTTCTAAGATAAATGCGGGGAGATTGTATTCAACGCTTGCCATATTTACCGTACTTAATATTTTTCCTTTTGTGTTTGCTATTTTCAAGGATATTGGTAATTCCATGGCTATTTATCCTCCTTTTGAATTGCTTCTAGCATTTTTAGCACCTCTTCTTTCGTGTATGTTTCCGATTTTTTGGCAGTTTGTACTTCACTTTGTATATTTGTTTTTACCTCATGCTTTGCATCCTCTGGTGTAACATATATTGGCATAAAATTTTTCTCCTTTTTCATAGGCTAATCAGTTGTACCATTTGCCGCTGACTAAAATCCCATTTTTAAACTGTAAACTGCACCCGTTTGACCATTGGCTTAAAGTTCCATCACTGTTTACACTCAATGGTTGGACCATGTTAAGCGTTCCATTAATTCCGCCGCCTTCAAAGTTTACATTTTTGAGCGTCCAATAGTGCATGTCAATGTCGCAACCGGCATGCAGAGTATTTTCCGTATAATTGCTCCAACCTTTCCCGTTTTGTACATATGTCCACTTCATAGTATATGTATCTGAGGTTGAACTTTGCTTCGCCGCCCACGTCATGTATGAACCTTGATATTCAAGGTCAAAATTTAACCCCTTTTTGGAATTGTCATCTTTTATCTGGTTGGTACCGATTTTTCCAACATAATAGCTGTTTCGATAAAAATGATTGCCGCTTTCATCAAATACAGCGCGCTTTTGGCTGGTTGAAACAGAACCGTTATAAATTGCAAGTTTCCCTGCTTCCAACTGAATATAATTACTGTTGTTATTCCATGCAACTCTCACGCTGTAGGCATTTTGCGTGATTTTTGTACCAAAGTCTGAATTATTTACTTTCTTTGAAACTTCGGAATTAATTTCGTCTGCTGTCTGAGTCAAAGATGTTTTAGTTGCATATGTGTTAGAAGCTGATGTTTTGCTTAAATATGTTGCAGAAACATCACTGCTAATTTTATTAGCAGACTGGGTAATGGCGCTGTTCATCTGCGTTGTTGTTGAATAGTTTGAAAGTGTATTGTTTACAGTGCTTAATACCTGTCCGTCTGCCACTTGAAACGCTTGGGTAACTTCGTTTGCTGAGCTATTTATCGCATCTGTCACACTCTTTTTATATTCTTGTGAAAGGCTTCCTGCCTGAACACTTCCGGCTTTTATTAAACTTCCATTAATCGTCCCTGCAGTTATGAAATCTGCAACAATCGCACCGTCCATTGTCATTGCAAGGGCAAAGGGACCGTTAATTCCTGTTGAGCTATAACCTAAACCTGATAAATTCCATCGCCAAACTTTTTGAGATGTGCTTATATCAGGCGTATCCATAATGAAGATTTCCTGTGGTTTTTCCGCTGGATTCATTACAATATATCCGCCCTGATTTCCCGTGATTAACTGCGTTGCATTGATTATAGCTTGCTCGAGAGCTGTGGTGGTTTCTGCTTTTTGCTGCTTTACATATTGTTTTTGTGCGTCTCCATATTTTGGATTTGCGTTTCCTAAAATTACTTTGTTGTAACGCTTGGAAAGAGCATCAAACTCATATTCGATAACTTTGGCTTCTAATTCTATATTTAAGTCCTCGTGAAAAATCTTGACTGTATCGCCTAAGTAAACGCTCTCTAAAACTGCAAAATCTTTATATTCTTCTGTGTCCTGAAGTGGGATAAACTCGACCGTGGCGGTAATTTGCGGTTTATCCAAGCCATTCTCAAATTCCTGTGCTGCAGCGTTTCTTAGCGTTTCTAAAGCCTGTGCTTCTGATGTCTCTTCGTCAATTTTTATGTCACTGTAATGGATACGAGTTGTTTTAGTGTTCACATAATTATCAATGAGGGGAGAAGAAACGTATTTTTCGGGTATCTTTAAAAGTGTTTGACCATTTTCTTTTAAGCCTGTTGGCATTATTTTTGTATATACGCCTGATAAATCCTCCACAAACCGCAATCCAGTAAGGTTCTTGCAGTATCTAATTGAAACGCCTCTGTCTGTGCCTAAATGATTTTTCATTCTGATATTAAAATTATCACGTTCTAATTCGCCACCCCAGACTTCTATAAAAGCATTATCAGCTCCCAAAATTGCTTTTACTGGATTTATCATCTGATAGTAGGCTGTGCCTTGATTCGTGACATCTGAGTTTCCTGTAAATGGCGTATTTTCTAAGATTTTTGAGATTGCAAGCGCACCGTTGCCACTTGGTCGTGTGTCCTCGATAAAATAATCTAAGAGGTCATAGAAAATGTGCCGAGCGTAAAAAACCTGATTCCCCAACATATCGATGTCAGAATTGTAGACCCTAAAAAGCTGTTCTGACTTTGGTGTAGGAACTTTAATTATCTGTTCTATTTCAATTTCTTTGTTTCCTCGTGGCATGGTTATTTTTAAGCTATAATCACCATTTAATTCTTCAGTTACAACTGCTTCTAACGGTTTTAAAATACATATCCCATTGTGTTTGAAGTCAGTTTCATTTCTGTCATATAGTTTTATCATTCCAAACTATCCCTTCATTGTACATTAGTCAAATCCATCGCCAATTTGGTTGTATTTCTATCTTATTTACATTTCCAATCCACGAGATATTGTTTTCGCCAAGATTTAGAATGGGGAAGTCTCCGCTCATCTTGTTGTTAAGCAAAGTTGTACTATTATAAGCATTTTTCATTTCGCTGTTTATTGTGATGCTACTCGTAATTTCTTTAAGAATAATGCTTTGACTATTCACGTAAAGAGTTATATTTCCTGACCCGTAGATTGTAATAATCGGTTCAGATTCAAAGGTTCCTATATTAATAAGGCTGAAAGGCGTAGTCTTTGTAACAATATAAGGCTCTATATCATACCCAAAGGGCTGAACGTCAAACTCAATAACGAACCTTTTAAATTTTTTTATTATGTGTGACAACTCTATCTGATTGTTGACTCTTGCTCGATATTTTCTCGTAGGTTCGTCATCGAATGTAAGCCAGCCTGAACCTTTAAAGTGAGCACATATATTATCTATTTGAGCTGGATTTAGTATCGTGAATTCTGCCTGCCTTATGTAAGTATTGTATGTTCCATCGGTACTTGTTAAAGTTCCATGCCTGCCTGATATTTCAATATTTTCATCACGTCTTTTAGGGCTAACCTTTTCAGGACAACGTTCCATGTATAAGTCTAACATCTTAGAATTAATGTCCTTAAATATACAATAGTGCAAAAAATCACCTCTCATCCTATTGCAAAGTTACTACGTCTTGCGTAAAACTCTAACTCTTGTGCAAACGCTTGAACATCTTGCGAACGATTATTTATGAAGTTTTCTATATAAATATTAAATCCACTTGACTCGGTCTCATTTCTATAACCAGCAAGCGGCAATTTTAATGAATTTATATTTGTTTTTACATCTGTTTCAAACTCTGTTGGGATAGAACTTTGCATTTGCCTTTGAACGTCCTGCATCGCAGATACAAACCCCTCACCAAGACCTAAAGCTATATTCTTTCCAACTTGTTCCTTAAACACTCTTGATGGGGAATGAATGCCTAACGCAGATTTAATACCGTCAAGGATTCCACGTGCGAAATCTTTAACTTTATTTGTAATCCAACTGATTGAATTTGAAATGCCTTCCCAAATTCCTGAAACGATATTACTTCCAATGCTAAGCATTTGACCCGGTATCTCTTTAACTTTATTTACAATAGCATTAAATAAGCTACTTGCAGCTTCTCGTCCTTTACTTACTAGTTCACTACCCCAACTAATGATATTACTTATCGCTCCAGCTATGCTATTGTAAATTTGTGCCGGCAAATTCCTAATTACATTTACCACGTTGCTTACAAATTCACCCGATCGAGTGATACCTATATTAATGATATTCGAGAAGAAATTCACCACATTATTAATCGTGTTTTGTAGCCACTCCCAAACCTTACCGGGCAGTTCTTTTATATAATTAATTATATTATCAATAAATTCGGTGGTTTTTGTAATCCCTGTATTTACTAGGCTTGCAAAGAACTCTACAACCTTGCTTGTTGTTTCGCAAAGCCACGTCCAAATTTTTTCAGGAAGCTCCATAAAGAACGACACAACTTGACCTATAAATTCAGGGACGGTAACAGTTGCAAAATTCCATAAATCAGTTCCAAACTGTATTATATGACCAATGACTTCTCCTATAATAAGGCCCAGTTTATATGGAAGTTCATTAAACCATTCTATAATGCTTAAAATAAATCCCGGAACGGTCTCTGTAAAAAATGAGACAATAGAATTCCAACCATTTACAAAAAATTCTTTCACCGAATTTACAAAATTATCGACAAAACTTCTGAACCCTTCGCAATTATCGTAAATCAATTTAAAAGCACCCGCAAATGGATTGATAATCATCAAAAGAAGGCCCTGCCAATTTTCCTTTACCCAATCGATAACTGTGTTAAAAGCATTCGGAATCCACTCAGTGAAAAATGTAGAAATCCATTCCCATGCTTTACTGCAAGCATACACAACTTTTTCCCAAAGCCCAATCCAAAAATCTCTAAACCCCTCGCAATTGTTCCAAAGCAAAACGAATCCAGCTACAAGTGCGGCAATTGCGGTGATAATTAAACCTATAGGGTTTGCATTCATAGCCGCATTGATAAGCCATTGAGCCGCCGCCACTGCATTTTGTGCTACACTTAATGCAATTTCTTTAATACGCATAAAATCCAAATTTGAGGCAACATCTAAAACTTTACTTCCGAAATTCTTCATTTGGCCTATCGCATCACCGATTTCGCCTGCAAATTTAACTGTTTTTATTGCAACCATTGCAGTCACGATAGAACCAAGAGAAATTGCGACTAAATCTGAGTGTTCCATAAGCCAAGAAAGCAATTCCATGAGCGGCGGCAGAATGTTTGTTATCATTTCACTTGCTTTTTCAATTAAGTCCCCAGCACTTACTGAGATTTTATCAAGTGCGTCCTTTAAATTGCCTGATTCACTTGCTTTCCTGAAAAATTCAGTAAGCTTAGACGTCGCGTTTTGGAGAGGCTCTTGGACTTTATCATAAAGAGTTAGTCCCATTTCTGAGAATGTATTTTTTAGAATTTGAACCTTGCTTTCGGTGGTTTCATATCTTTGCTGGGCTTCTTTTGTCAGCGCTGAGTTTTCGCCCCATGCTTCATTTGAAGTTTTGATTGCATCTGTAAAAAGTTCATTTGCGTTTGATGCTCTGAGCAGTGCGTCACGAAGCCTTGTTTCGCTGATTCCCATTTCATCAAGGAATTGTAATGCACTTTCATCTTGCAGATTTCCAAGTCCTGAAATAAACGCCGCTAATGCCCCGGTTGCATCTTCAGCAAAATACCTTTGAAAATCAGATGCCGACATCCCTGCCGCCTTTGCAAAATACTCTAAATCTTTACTGCCTGTTTCACAAGCGTTTGCCATTTGAATTATTGCTTTTGAAATCGCTGTACCGCCGCCTTGTGCCTCTAATCCGAGCGAAGACAAAGCCCCCGCAATACCTAAAATATCAGATTCTGTCATTCCAACTTGCGAGCCTGCCGCAGAGATATTTAATGCCATCTGTGTGACTTCAGACTCTGTTGTTGCGAAGTTGTTTCCAAGTGCAACTATCGCCGAACCTAAATTGTTGAATTTTTCCTGACTCATTCCAGTAATATTTGCAAGGCGGGCGAGGGAAGCGGCGGCTTCTTCGGAACTCATATTTGTAGCGACGCCTAAGTTTGCCATGGTTTCAGTAAACAGCATCAAATTTTCATTCTTAATCCCAAGCTGACCTGCACATTCAGCAATTGACGCAAGTTCTGACGCTGTGGTTGGCATGGTCTGCGACATATTTCTTAAACCTTGTTCAAACTGGTCTAATTCCTCATCCGTTGCATTTACAGTCTTTTTTACGCCTGCAAATGCACTTTCAAATTCCATTCCTGTAGAAACAATCGACTTTGCAAGGCTTACACACTCATGAGCTAATTTTTTAATTGCATCTGAGATTAAATTTGATATAACGCCTTTCATCACAGTAAAACCTTCACTCAAAGAGTTTGCTTTTTCGCCGGTATCTTTTATCTCATCGCCGAGTTTATCGGTCGCAGTTTCTGCCTCATTTAGCTTGCTTTTATTTTCTTTAATATCACTATTTAAACTCTTTATTTGACTCGCTAAATTTTTAGCTTCTGCACTGTTTTTACCTTGATCCAGTACGACATTTTTATACTCGGTCTGAAGTGACTTTAATTTCTCGCCTTGCTCTGAAAGTTCAGAATTCAATTTGTTTAGAGGAGTTTTTGACTCGTCAAGACGAGAACTATATTCACCCATGGTACTTTCCATCTTATTGAGTTCTGCTTCAGCGTTATTAAGTTTTTCAGCCCATGCTTTAGTTCGTTTATCATTCTCTCCAAAAGATTCAGAGGCGTTTGTCAGAGCCTTTTTGAGCAATTCTATTTTTTCTTTTTGAGCAGTAATTTCTCTACTTAAAACTTCACTCTTAGAAGATAACAACTGCATTGACTTATCATTTTTAGAAAATTCAGAAGTTACAAGGTTCATTTCACTTGCCAAAACTTTAAATGAAGAATTAATTTCTCGAAGTGAATTTTTAAATTCTTTTTCTCCTTCAACTCCTATTTTGATTCCAAAATTATCTGACATTTTAAACCTCCTCCCCTAAAATAAAAAGAGCATAGTAATATCACTTATCACTACACCCCCATAGGAATTATCTCATCAATAAAATGTTCTTGCTTTGGCTTAGCCATTCCATAATATTGTTTATGACACTCCCACAAATCAAGAATTAAACCTACCGGCATAAGCCAAAATTCATCCTCACTTCGTCTTAAATGTACAGTCCCATAATATAAAAGCCGAGTAAAAAATTCATCATCATTTACTCGGTCTATGCGTTTTTTGAGGAAACCTCCGCACCTTTAATATTTCTGTTTGTACCTTTTGTCATAGCTTCAACTATTGCTTCTTTATACTCCGCAAGCTGCGATGGAGTTGTCAGTAATTCCAATGCCTCTTCTGTTAAAAGTTCCTTTTTATCTTTTGGGTTTTTAAGATTGTGAATAAGGATACTTTGATTTGCAAGTAGTGCTAAAATCCATATTATTTCACTAAGTGCCATTTCAAAGTTTTCTGATTTCATTAATTTATCGCCTAAGTTTTCAAGTCCACCGTACCTACTTGCTATCTGTTTGGTAGCCTTTGTGGTAAGAATAAGTTCATATTCCTGATCTCCAACTTTTATTATTGAGCTTCTATCTAAATCCATCTAAAAACCTCCCTGCTTAACCAGAATAGCTTGGTTCATATACGGCACTAAACCAGTTTGATATTACTGAGCTAGGAACTAAAGTATCATCTTCATTAACTTCACTTTTCCAAGGATGATCATTGTTCTCGTCCACTTTATTTCTTCTCATAACAGTTCCTTCAATCGTAGGAGTCGAAAATGTAACAGAATCTCCTTTAGTTTGAAGGCTAGTAGATGGTATGCCGAATTTTACTCTGTATAACCAGTAATATCTATACTTTCCATTTGATTTTTTCGCTCTAAAGCCTACTGCCACAGGTTCTGGATTATCATCGCTTGTCGATATCACTACATGATTATCGTCTATTTTTGCACCCGTTAAATCCTGTGCAGTTGTAATGCCTATATCATCAATCCCAAGGGAAATAGTACCGGATTTAAACTCTTTTATTACCTCAGATGCACCATCATCTGCATACAGAGTTGCTTCAGCAAGTTCTACTGAAAGTTCTGCAGTCATAGCTTTTGCAAGTGCAATTGGAGTACCATAAGTCTCATTGCCACTTTCATCTCCCGTTATTTTTGCATAATACAGCGAATCTAAACCTATCGTTGCCATTTAAACTCCTCCTATATAATTTAAATAAATTCATATTGTTTTTCTACATCGATAGTATAATGATGGTAGCCGGTGTCATCTTCATGTCCGATATACCACCTCCCTGTAATAGAAAAGTCAGATCTCAATAAAAGTTTTGTGATCTGACTTTTTCTTTGTATATAATTTGATTTTGTAAATATTGAAATTCTAACCTCTGACACTTCATATTCAGGTAAGTTATCAGCAAAATAATCCAAATCATCATTCATAGGCGTTAAAACAAGATATTCATCCGGTGGGGTATCACTGAAAACGCCTGTTTCTATTGGAATACCTAACGAAGATAATACATCTTTTAATTCAGATAAAATATTCATATATTATCTATCTCACTTTCGAGCTTTGCTTTCATAGCATCAACACACGCTTTTCTAGATTTTCTCTTAGCGGGTTTTAAGAAAGGCTTCGGATTTTGACCCGATTTCCCATACTCGATTACGTTAGCAATCATCGCATTAGTTATTGTGTAATAGCTTCTTTTTTTCTTCGCAGCATATTGATTACGTCTAGGTTCATTAAATCCCACCTTAACATTATGAACACCTTTATTATCGATATCTGCTGGAGATGCACCAAGTGAGGAAATTAATTCGCCGGTAGAACGTTTCTCAAATTTTAGGTCCTTTCCAATAACAGCCTTAAGATTAGATTGTACATTTTTAAGAACTACATCTCCTCCAACTTTTAAAGTCTTCTCCACAATCTCGTCAGTTTTATTACCTAGCCTTGAAACTTTCAAAAGAAACTCCTCTGGCAGTTTTATACTTACCCTAGCCACTTGGTTTTACCTCCTTCACAAGAACCTCAACGTACATATTTCTTCCTTTGATATTTTCAACCGATACTATGTTATATCTGCCCGTACTACATACTATAACCATTTTAGTTGTAATATCTAAATTTGGTATTTTTCTAAATCTAAATAACGCGGTTGCTTCTGAAAATGAAGCCATATTTGCCCACAACCGGTTGCCGTGCCTATCTTCTCTATATGCACGAACGCTTGCTAAAATCGTGTCACACTTTATAGAAAACCCTTCTGAGTCTGTAGTAATAGAAGGTAAAATTATATCTATAAATTCATTCATTTTCCCGAAGCTCACTTTAAACACTCCAATTTTTATCAAGTCTAAGCAGCAAATTTACCGTATCCCAAATTTGATTTGCTGCATTTACATTATCAGAAAAGAATCCCCCTGTACTGCCATCGCGACTTTCATAAAAGTGCGATGAGAGCATGATGACAGCTTGTTCGGTAGTAGGAGGCATGGGGTTTTCTGAATAATATCCTATATTTCTTTTTTGATAACTCTCCGCATAGCAAACAGCCGCATTAATATAATTTTTAAGCAGCTTATCATCTTCATTATGAGTAATTATTAAATTTGCCCGTACCTTCTCAAGCAAGTCATCCATGCAAATCATCTCCTTAATCTATTCAGTCCTGTTGCATCAGCCCTGCATCTTTTAGTTTGGAAAGCAAACCATTAAAATCCGATGTTAAATCATCAACTGTTGTAGCCGCGCTGTCTGCTTGATTTTCAGCAATAGGTAATCCCGATATTACTGTTCCTTTTTTGATTTCTAAGGTGCCGCCTATAACTGTTTTTTCTCCATCCTGTTCAGTATAATTTTTTGTGGTATACGACATTGAAGCTCCTCCTTAAGATGCTTTTTGTTTCAGATATTTAACAGCTTCAGGGAGTATCAATTTCCCATCAACTCTCTGAGTTGCTACAAATCCTACCTGTCCAGTTACTGCATAAAGTTCGTTTAAACGTTTGAAACTTCTGCCTTGACGATCCGCAATCCAGTAATATTTAAAATCACCAAATGCTATAGTCTTATTTCCTGCTGCTATCTCCGGCATATATGTAGATGTTAAAACAGGACAGTTAAGAATAGTATCTGGAGTTCCTGCTGTCATGGAAGGCTGCCATATATAGTTTCCATTTCCGTCTTTCAGTTTGCGTATGGCTTTAACCGTCGAATCATTCATAATAAATGCAGCATTTTTGCGATACGGTGATTTAAGCGAATAAAACAAATCCATAATATCATCAAAGCTAATAGAAGTAACCCCAGACGTTGTTTTTCCAAGTTCACCGCCTCCTGTTGCTGACAAAATACCTGTTGGTTTACTTGATCCATCTCCAATAATAAATGCTTCTTCCTCTTTATTTCCTATACGTCTTCCAAATTCCGTAGCGATATAACTTTCAAGGTCAAATACGCTATCGTTTAAAAGCTCCTCTGACACTTTTATCATGGTTGCAAGTTTATATGCTCCAATAGATACCTGACCAAAGCTATCATCGCTTTCAGGAATCGTCCCTTCTTCATCCACCCATGAAGCTGTGCCTTTTGTTGCTACCACGGGTATTTTCCTGTCACCGCTTGACGTTTGTATCACATTTGCAAGACCCCTGAAAATGTTTTCTTCCTCGAGAGCCTGCACTAATGTATGTTCAAATTCATCTGGCACTAAATATCCACCTTCAGAATCCGTACCTTTTTCGAGAGCATTCTTAACCTCAAAACTGCTTTTGTTCCTCATCACTTTCCAGAAAGCATCTTTATATTCACTGCTTTCTCTGAAAGGCTTTGATTTATTATTTTCACAGTAAGGTGCATCCACTATGGCTTTTCCTACAGCTTTTGAAAGTTCTAAATCAAGTGCTGCACGGCGTTCTAACCTATCAATCTCTTTACCTAAATTTATTACTTCCGTTTCCATTTTCTCATAGGCAATGTCATCTTCATCTGAAATAAATCCATCTGACGATTGCCTACTGTCTAAAAAGTTTTTTGCATTCTCCCATGCTTTCGCACGTTTTTCACGAAGTTCCAAAACTTTATTCATATAAAATCCTCCTAATACTTTAATAAAAAAAGACGCTTTCTAAGCGACTCTAAGCTAGTTTTATTCTCTTTTTTGTCTTTTAACTTATCTAAAACCTTGTTTGTAACCGCCATTCTACTGAATATCATTCCTTCAGAGACACGGTTTTCTTTTTGATTTTCTGTATACATAATTTGGTCTGCAAATCCAAGTTCTACAGCCTTATTTGCATTCATCCAGCTTTCAGCATTCATCATTTTTGAAATTTTGCTTCTTGGAAGATTTGTCTTCAGTTCATAAGCATTAATTATTGATTCCTTTATTTCTTCCAGCATCGATATCGCTTTACTCATTTCTTTAGTATCACCAATTGCAATTGTGGCAGGATTGTGAATCATTATTTGCCCCACTGGAGACATTAAAACTTCCGTTCCTGCCATCGCAATCACTGACGCGGCCGATGCCGCTATTCCATCTATTTTTACCGTTATGTTTCCTTTGTAATCCATGAGCATATTGTAAATCTGCGAAGCTGCGAATACATCACCACCGGGAGAATTTATCCAAACTGTTATATCTCCATCATTTGACATAAGTTCAGACTTGAATTGTTTTGGAGTAATTTCATCATCAAGCCAGCTTTCTTCTGCAATTGCTCCTTCAATCCTCAAAACACGCTCACTGTTATTATCTATCCAATTCCAAAATCGCGTTTTATTCATTAAAAGTTTCCTCCTTTACTTCAGTTTCTTGATTTGCGGTCTGTGCAAATGCTCCTGCATCTTGTAATTTTGTCATGCTTCCATTTACAAGGTACAAATTTCCTCCAAGCTCATCTGGAATTAAATCCATGTTTTCTAGACTCCTTATATCGTTTGGCGATAAAAAGCCATTTTGAATACCTGTTGCGTAACCGTTCATACGACTTTGATAATCTCCTCTAAGCAAACCGTCAACATTAAATTTAGCAAAATAGTCTTTTTTCTCGCTTTTAAGTAATAGTGATCTTTGAATAGATTGTTCCCATCGAGTTACCCACGGATCAAGCGTGTATTTTACAAATTCCAGACTTTGTTGCTCTATGTTCGAAAAAGATGATTTTTCTAGGTCTCCGACCATATGCGGCGGTACTCTAAAAATTCTCGCAATCTCATCTATTTGGAATTTCCTGGTTTCTAAAAACTGGGCCTCGTTCGGCGATATACCAATAGGCTGATATTTAAGACCCTCTTCAAGAACTGCAATCTTATGGGAATTAGAGCTTCCCTTGAAAAGTGAGTTCCAACTTTCTCTAAGTTTGTCCGGGTCTTTGATAGTGCTTGGATGTTCCAAAACACCGCTTGGACTTGCCCCATTTGCAAAAAACTTCGCTCCATATTCTTCTGTTGCCAACGCCATTCCGATTGCATTCTTAGCCATTGCTATTGGAGAGTAACCAACAAGACCATCAAAGCCCAAACCTGGGATATGAAAAACATCTTCTTTTCTTAAATACACCTGAGAGAGTTTTTTAAGGCTTACATTATCACTTTCATTTGTAGAATATCTATAATAAATTTCTCCGTTTGCAGCCCGATCCACTGTCATGCGATTCGGCATTAAAGGATATAAAGCTATAATTTCTCCTTTACCATTTCGGAGTATCTGTGCATAAGCATTTCCCCACAGAAGAAGATGACTCATGAGTGTCTCTCGAAATACAAATGAAGTCATCTCTGGATTAGGTTCATCGTGAAGAAGATAATAAAGAGGATGGTCTATTGCTTTTTCTTTTCCTCCGCCATCTTTATATTTATAAACGTGCAAGGGAAGTGCTGCTATTGCTTCTGATAAAATTCGTACACATGAGTAAACGGCAGTCACCTGCATGGCTGTTCGTTCATTTACATTTTTTCCGCTTGAAGTTCCCTCAAAAAGTACATTATATGCACCACCTGAAAGATAATTCTTCGGTTTATCTCTTGAATGAAATAGATATTTTAAAATATTCATATAACAATCAATCCTCTTTCATCATATACAGAATTAATATTTTCTCCTTGATGACGAATCGCTCTATCAAGAGCCATAACAGTCGCTACCGCACCATCAATTTTCTCTGTAGATTTTTCTTTGTCCGGCTTAATGTTTCCGGCAGGATCGGTGCGAATAAAGATGTTATCCATCATCCAACGAAGAACTGGATGCCCACCATGGGCAACCCGTTCCTCTAGCACCAGCTTCATTAGCTCCTTTGTAGGCGGAGACATATCCTTAAATCCCTGTCCGAACGGGACAACCGTAAAACCCATCCCTTCAAGGTTCTGCACCATTTGTACGGCACCCCATCTATCAAAGGCAATTTCTCGTATATTGTATTTGGTACCGAGTTTCTCAATGAAATTCTCTATAAATCCATAATGTACTACATTTCCTTCGGTAGTGTTAAGATATCCTTGTTTTTGCCAAATATCATAGGGAACATGATCTCTATTTACTCTTAAATCAATATTATCTTCAGGTATCCAAAAATTGGGGAGGATATGATATTTATCCTCCTCATCTTCTGGAGGAAACACTAAAACAAAAGCCGTAATGTCTGTGGTAGAGGACAAATCCAACCCCCCATAACAGACTCGGCCTCTCAAATCGTCTTCAGATGTAGCAAATGCGCAGCGATCCCATTTTTCCATAGGCATCCAACGCACAGCTTGTTTGACCCACTGGTTTAAGCGAAGCTGGCGAAAGGTGTTCTCTTCAGCAGGATTCTGCTTGGCAGACTCACAGGCTGCCTTGACTTTGTCAATGCCTACCGTGATACCTAGTGATGAATTTGCCTTTTTCCATACCTTGGGGTCTGTCCAGTCGTCCGACTCATCCGCACCATAAATAACGGGATAAAAAGTAGAATCAATCTTACGTCCTTCCAAGATGTCCTTTGCCTTTTGATGTGTCTCATAGCAGATAGATCGAGTATCAGTTCCTGCTGTTGTAATAAGGAAATATAGCGGCTGCATTCTGGCATCACCAGAACCTTTGGTCATAACATCAAACAGTTTTCTGTTCGGCTGGGTATGCAGCTCATCGAACACCACACCGTGAATGTTAAAGCCGTGCTTTGAATATGCCTCGGCAGAAAGCACCTGATAGAAGCTATTCGTAGGCAGATAAACCATTCGCTTCATAGAAGCATTGAGTTTGACTCTCTTGGCAAGTGCCGGACACATTCGCACCATATCTGCTGCTACCTCGAATACTATCGATGCCTGTTGACGGTCAGCAGCACAACCGTAAACCTCGGCACGTTCCTCACCGTCTCCACAACAAAGTAAAAGAGCGACGGCCGCAGCAAGTTCGCTCTTTCCCATTTTCTTGGGGATTTCGATGTAGGCAGTGTTGAATTGACGGTATCCGTTAGGCTTAATAGTTCCGAAGATATCTCGTATAATCTGTTCCTGCCAGTCAATTAGTTCAAATGGTTTTCCTGCCCATGTACCTTTTGTATGACAGAGACTTTCAATAAATGCGACTGCAAAATCTGCTAAATCTTTGTTATATAAAGAGTCATTTGCCTTAAATCTCGTAGGCTTATATTTCTTCAATTTTCTCGTATGCATTCACCTCCTGCGTCCTATCTGAATCTATATGTACGAGATACAGAACCACCCGGCTCTGCTCTCTATAGTATTTAGTTTTCTACCCTCTTAGTGGTTCTCGCTATGGAGTAGAAGTTCTAGCACCAGTTGTGTCTCATCATCTATAGGTTTAATGTCCCACCCTCTATCGTAGTTGCAAACAATCTTACCGTCTCTCTTGAGCATCAGCTTGGAAATTCTGCCACCCTCAATACCAAACTGAGAACCCTTATCAAACTGTTTCATATAGTAGTGATAAATTCCACTATAAACCTTAATACTGCCTTCTTTCCACATCGTCGTATCCTCCTTTTTCTTTTAAATCCCCCTTCGGTATACACATATTCGCTCTAAAAGAGGATAATAGCAAGTCGATATACTGTAGAATAACGGCTAGATTATTCTGTCGAAAACTGTGAGTAGTACATAATGACTGCAAGCTAATTGCTAATTTTGCTATATGAATAGGTAAGCCCATCACGCTGTACGGATACACCGTCTGCTTTGCCAGCCTGCTCGATGTATCGCTTAACGATGACATCACAGAATTTCTCGTCCAACTCGATAGTGTAACAGGAGCGGTCGGTCTGCTCACAGGCTATGAGCGTACTTCCGGAACCCCCAAAGGGATCAACCACCAGCGTGTTACTCATAGATGAGTTCATAATCGGGTATGCCAATAGTGGAATCGGCTTCATTGTCGGATGATCGCCATTTTTCTTTGGCTTATCAAACTCCCAAATTGTGGACTCCTTACGTCCTGTGTACCACTGATGCTTGCCTTTCTTCTTCCAGCCAAACAGCACAGGCTCGTGTTGCCACTGGTAAGGAGAGCGCCCCAGCACCAGCGACTGCTTTTTCCAGATACAGGTCCCCGACAGGTAAAACCCGGCATCAGAAAAAGCCCTGCGAAAATTCAACCCCTCGGTGTCCGCATGGAACACATAAATACTTGAGTCATCCGCCATGATCGTCTCTATATTTTTGAACGCAGTAAGGAGAAATTCATAAAATTTAGAATTATCCATGTTGTCATTCTTTATCTTTCCGGCAGAACCTTCGTAATTCACGTTATATGGAGGATCTGTCACCACAAGGTTAGCCTTTCTACCAGCCATCAGTAGTTCAAAAGTTTCCGCTTTGGTACTGTCTCCGCAGACCAGCCGATGTCGACCGAGTGTCCATACATCACCGGGTTTAGTAACCACAGGCTTTCGCAGCTCGGCATCAACATCGAAGTCATCTTCTTTGATTCCATCTTTAAGTGTATCTTTGAATAGAGCATCAATTTCTGCTGGGTCAAAACCGGTGAGAGTCACATCAAAGTCGGAGACTTGGAGGTCTGCGATAAGCAAAGCTAGTTTATTCTTGTCCCAATCTCCGGAGATTTTATTGAGAGCGATGTTGAGTGCCTTTTCTTTCTCCTCATCCATCTCTACCACAACGCATTCTAACTCTGTAATACCCATATCCAGCAGCACTTTCAGACGTTGGTGCCCACCAACAACACGGCCGGTTACCTTGTTCCAGATGACCGGCTCAACATATCCAAACTGCTCGATAGAGCGTTTCAGCTTCTCATATTCCGCATCCCCATGTCTCAAATCCTTACGAGGATTATATTCTGCCGGAAGCAAATCGGATGTTTTCCTTTTTTCAATCAACATCTCAAATCAGCCCCCATTCTGCGAATTTTTCAAAGCCACCAACACTATCAATGTAATTTCTCGCTATTGCCACGATTTCAGAATAAGGTTTCCCATTAATAACTTCATCCCCGATGGCACAACAAAGCACAATAGGGATACCAGTTTGTTGCGCCTTAAGCCATGCATAAATATTAACGCTAACATCGGCCTTGGATAGATCCTTACCATGCAATCCACCCCCTGTGATGCTGTCGGCCATATCACTACCGAGCTTTCTATTTGTGGCCCCTGAATCCACTTCAGTGCCTCCAGTCCAATCTCCAAGTGGGTTGAATTCCACGCCGGGGTATTCTTTTTTCAGCGCAGTTGTATCCGCATTGCTCTGGCAAATAATTAGCCTGTCGCCATCAAGAATGTATTTGCCATCATAACTATACAATTCATAGATGTGTCGGGCAATCTCAGACAGATTCTTCTGTTCATCCGTTACAGGCACACCTTTGAAAATCCCGTTATCGCCGCAACGGACATAATCTTTCTGATTGTCTGCCAAGTGAACATCCTGTGGCACTTCCACATAATCCACATTTACATTTCCTGCAATACGCTCCACTACTGTAGCTATTTCGTCATCCGCAATATTCACGGAAGTCTCTGCAATAATATGGCAAACGCCATGACCGATGAGAACCTCCACTGCAATCTTGGGATTGAGCTCTTTTTTGTATGCTAGATCTACAATCGCACCGGCAATTCGGTCAGCAACCTTATCTGGGTGCGATGGATTTACTTTCTCAAACATTATGTATTTCCTTTCCTTGCTCTTAGCAATCGTTCCATTACATCGTCCTGCGGATTGCTCCCTGTGTAATCGGAAGTACAATTCTCACGGACAATTTGATAAATTTCTCCCCACAAGCGATTCGTTTGTGTCATGTATTTATCAGCGATAGCTACATATGGCGATTGAATCGCTGCACCTGTAGTAGGATGTTTTGCCAGAAATCCAAATTCTGTAGTAGCGGTCTCACACTGAATCCATCTTGCAACGCTCATAGCATAACGCTCTAAAAGCTGTGGAGAAATAAGAGCGGCACAGCCTCTTTCGGCAAGCCACTTCCATGTTGTTTTATAAATTTCTGCAGCACAAAGATCTGTGCCATCCTTCTGTCTTGCAGAGAGAAACTCAGAAGGCTTTGGAATTATCTGTCCTTTCAAATCAGCTGCACTGTCTCTGAAATCAATGACAGTCAACTTGCGTTTGCCCGGATTGCCATCTGCAATTTTCTCTGCTATTGCTTTTTTGGGCCGTCCTCCCATTCCCGGTTTTGGACCACGCTGGCCCATACACATCATCTCCTCGTCTCATCGCAAGTTTCACATCACTTATTTCCGTACAAACACGAAAATTCGCTCGTTATACTGCTCTTCCTCTCCCCACAAACCAATGCTTTGCGGGGAGACCCCATTACTCTGGAGCCTATTCCCCTGAAAACTTTTGCGAATTTTTACACATGACCCCACGCCCGTTGCAATTCCGCCGCTCCGTAGAGATTTTGACTCCCCCCGGTGGTCAGTCTCATCCCCATCTACCTCCTTCAGTTGCGGTAATTCTTGAGTGGCAGCTTTTACACAAGCTCATCAAATTGTCTTCATGATGTGTGCCGCCTTGAGAAAGAGGAATGATGTGATGTACTTCTTCTACAGGTCTTAATATGTTCTTCTTTTCGCACAACTCACATACTGGATGCTCTTTAATGTAAAGCTGTCTAATCTTTCTCCATCTGTTGCTATAACGCTTGTAGGTATCAGGCGCACGTTTGTATTTGTTATAGTTCTTATTAATAACCTTTCTGTGGTCCTCACAATATAAGTCTTCAGTAAGCACAGGGCATCCAGTAAACCTACATGGACTTTTGGGGTTCTTTGGCATTGCTATTTTACCTCCACATAAAACAAACCTCCACGATTTCTCGTGAAGGTTCTTAGATTTTCAGATTTCCTGATTATAATACTAACATAAGAAGCTACTGTAATTCTATGGATTTTACTGTACTGTTTGGGATATATTAATACTTCTTAATGCTTTCTGATGGAGTTTAAAAATATTATCTATGCCGTAATTCATCTCTACAGCGATTTGTTCCCAAGTTCTAAAACATAAATATCTAAGCTCCAAAAGTGTTTGATATTCAGGATTCTTTATTTGTTTTATCATAGAAACTATTTCACGTTTTAAATCTATTAGTTTGTCGATGTCATCGTCAATCTCATTTTCCAAATCAATCATTTTTACAATGACATTCTCCATTTGCTGTTTATTCTTTGAACCTGAAACACACACATCGCTAAGTGCAGACGTTGCTTTTGCTGCTAAATCTCGAAGACTTTTTATTTGCTCTAACTTGCTGTTTATTCTCTGATCAAGACGGTATGCTTGAGATAAATATTCTTTTATTGACATAACAGTCACCCTCCAAAATTACAAATTAATAAGTTTAATTCGGTGTTTTTGTGATTTGTAACTTTGTTCTTTGTATCTTTGCAACTCGTATCTTTAAAAACATTTTATACCTACATCACTCCCTTTAAAATTTCTTTTGCTTCTTCTAAGCTTGTCACTTTAAATGCCATGCCTTGAGCCATTCTGATTTTTTCAATTGTGATCTCTTGAAGTTTTGACAACTTACCTTTTTCCGTCTTCACTTCAAACGCTATAAACTTTCCTTTGTAGCAACAAATAATATCTGGAACACCAGCGGTACCATACATTCCACCATGCTCTTTAAATGCAAAGCATTCTGACTGAGACTTCAAATATTTTAATATTTTATCTGTTATTGTTTTTTCTCCCATTGCATCAACTCCTAATTAAAAAGTAACCTTCAGTAACCTTGAGATAACCTCTTCTTTTGATAAGAGGCTACCGCTATAAACGGCATTAAAACACCAAACTTTTATTTTAAGTAACCTTAGTAACCTTTAAAAAAATTAAATATATATTATAGTGATTATATATATTTAATAATCTCTTTCTTCCGGTTATATATAACTCTATAATATAGTGGTGTATGTGGAGAAAAAAGAGGTTACGAGGCTACCACTATTAAAAACGGCTAGACTAAGGGGTTTGTTGTGCTTGTAATTTCACTTTCGGTAGCCCACTTAATACAAAAACATCTTTGATTGATTCCATTTACCTTCTTTTGAACTTGCATTTTAGTGTGTCCCTTACTGTCAATACAAGTTTCAATAAAGTCTCTGTCTTTAAACCCACGAGTAACTTTCGAATAGTCAAACCCATTTTCTTTAAGTGCTTGGCGAAGTATGTTGGGTATTATATACACCTTGTCCTGCTCAAATTTTCCATAGCATGGCGTACTGTCCGGTGAAAATCGATTTTTGTTACTTGCTATCCAACCAGTTACAAAATCCCACGCTCTGTCAACTGTATCCGCTTTTTGCAGCTCTTTGCAATTTTCTAAAATCTTGATGCCTAGCATTACAGCTTCATTCCATGCTGTTTCTTTACTCTCATCAAAAATGCAAACAGATGAATAATAATCGCCGAGACACACAACTGCCACATTGTCGAGCTGCGCTCTTGGCACCTCAAAATCGCACTTGTTGTAAATTTCCTTTGAAAGTTTTTTATAATCAGTTTTTGCAGTTCTTTCATTTACATTGCTGATTATATACTCGATAAATTTCTTACCAACAATAGCGTAATTGTCCCCACTTACAACGTGTAAATCGTGTGCAAAGCTAACATCATTTACAGGTCTACCGTATAGTTCTAAAACTCTTGTTATAGCCCCATCGTTGCTTGATTCGTTGCTCATGGGCTGCTCTCCGCTTGTGAGCATAATATTTTGCCAAGATGGGACTATTTGCATTCCACCACTTTTATTTCCACGTAGTCTACCAAAACCGTTACCGAGACTATATACGATTTTCTCTACAGAAATTTTGTGTTCATTTAGAACTTGAAGCTCATCTATAGCAAAAGGTAAATGTTTAAGCATCCCAGCCATACGCTCTAATCCTACACTTGTTGCATTAAAACTGCCCATCAATTTAGAAGGGGCACCCCATACGCTTACAGCGAACTTTATAACCGCAGTTTTTCCACTTTGAGAGTCATGCCAAATATGAACAAAAAATACTCTGCTATCAATTAACTTTAGAAGCGGAGAAGCAAATGATGCACTAATAATAAATCTCGCAAATGGATTATCTCTTGCTTTAACAGCATATTGCCTCCACATTGTAGCTTCACCACAAGGGGTGGTTCCTTCCATTATTCCATTAACCTCACTTGATTCTGACTCAAAAACAATGTCCTCATTGACTTTATAGGGGAAAAAGCCTAATTCGCGACCGTTTGGCATCTGAATTTCTCTCATCCTATTCGCGATATGGCTGTCGGCACTGCCGACCCAGCCTACTCTAGCTATTGATTTAACTAAAGGAATAGTGTTTACATTTGCATTCTCATAATCACTTAAATAAGCGACCAATTCTGCTGCACTGCTTGATGATATCGGTAATCCTGAGTCAGCGTATTTTATTATAGAATTTCTATTAAATACACTAGACCTTGGAGCAATGAGCCTTTTCCAACGTCCATCTCTAAAAAAACTAAGTTCTACTTTTTCAGTACCATCATCAAAGTTTTCAAGTCTTTTTGTTATAACTACCGGGCTTTTACAAACAGCAGTAATTATGCTTGAATCCTTGCAAACAGACTCCTTTTGAATCCCTTGATTGATTGTCACATTCCACCCTTGAGGGATAACTGCACCATTTAAATTTATACCTTTAAGGTCTAGCGGAATATTTTTTTCTTCACTACAATTAATGATGTTTTTCTTGCTTTCAAAGCGAACTGCTTTTTCAAAATCTCTTAAATTAACCTTGCCTTTAAGTTTAGTCTTAAGCCTTGCATATTGGGCAGGTATATTGGTTTTCGCCCAAGCACAAAGCTCCATGTTTTCCTTAGAAAAAATTTCATCAGGTGATACTTCTCCGATATCAATTAAATCAATAAAATTTTGCTCTTTGCTAGGTTTTCCATGTACAATCGGAGCCTTAACATTGCACTCTTTACTACATTCAAACCCAAGATGTTCATGAATATAACTGCAAGTATGCGGTTTGTTTTCCTTAATTGCTCTACCCATTTTTCTATTGGTTTCAGTCTTATTGTACTTCGGATATGATTTACTTAGCTCATGTACCATTTTTGCTCCATCCTCTGCAGGAGCTAAATTTGTAATCATAACGTGCCAATATGGTTCAGAAAGATTTTTGGCATTTTCCTTACAATAGTTTATAAACTCACATTTTTCTATTATTCTATTAGCCTTTCCTTGCTGATAGTTCTTAAAGTCAGGGATTTGTAGATTTGCCTCAGAATCAGACTTGTAATGTTTGAATTCATTTAAATCGAATCTTATTTCATTTGAAACAATAACTTTACAAGTTGAACCTTTTATAAGTTTATGATTCACCGTTCCGGGAACACGCAGAACTCTTGCTAAATCAGAAACATTATCAAGTTTCCAGCCGCGTTCTTTTGCCTTTGTATTTACAAATTTGCTCCAACCTTTAAAAATTGAAGATATACTACTTTTATCCTCTATACTCTGAATTCTGAACGGTTTATTGAGAAGCCAATAGGCATGGAGTCCATTTCCTGAATCAACAATTATTGTAGGCTTTAAAGGTAGACAATTTAAAAAATTCATAGCTTCATCTATAGAACCCGGAAGATCTGTTTGCGCATGAGCACTACTTTTAATATCAATATCGGCGTACAATGTCCCGATCACCGATATATCATTCTCGCCACCACGAAGATTATTGGGAAGTGTTTTTTTACGAAGCCCTATACCGAAAAATGTATTTGTTTTAGCTCCATATTTCTGGGCAACTATAGAGGCTTTCGCTATCTCACTAACTTTAAACCATAATGTTTTTCTTTCAGGCAAGAGGGTAAGCGTTATAAACCCGGCATTACAATCTTTATAAATCTCACCTAAAAATTCTTTAGTATCCATACTACACATCCTTTTAAGATAATGCCGTACAGCTATCTGTAAAGTGTTTTATTTTGATCATGTATTTTTTAGCGAATTCAAGTTCCATAAGCATTCCCTCACTTATATTTTTACCAAAGCACCAAAGCTCGTCACATCTAGATAAAATCTCCAAACTCATATCAATTGCTTTTTTTCTGTCATCCTCATCACAGTCATCCATAAAACGGGGAAACATTAGATGGACCGCTATTGGTATATATCCCTTTGAAGTTACAAACCTACAATAGCCACATGCACGATTTTGGTTTCTTTCCACATCACCTCTAAGAGGAGAGCATATATACACAATATTTCTGCTATTGGTTTTATCATCTTTACTTGCATTTTTTATCGCTTCATAAGCCGTTAAATCATAGTATCCTTCTGCGTTCTTTAATCCTAAATTCATTTTTACTACACTTCTTTCTGATAAAATTCACATTTTGAAAAATCTGATTGAGAGCAATGTGAAGTAATTAGCAGTGGCAACTTGCTAACCTACAACTCATTAAGTGTCCCAAAAGTTTCTCCGCCAGCAGCTTCTGCTATAAGCGGAACATCAAACTCCTCAAACGGTTTCATTTCCATACATTCTTTTATAAAACTGACCGCTTCATTAATCTTTTCTTCAGGTATCTCAAATACCAGTTCATCATGTATCTGCAAAATTGGTCTAATCCACATCCTCTCAGGTAGTCCTTTGAGGACTCTGCTAACAGCAAGTTTTAAAATATCTGCAGCGGTTCCTTGTATCGGTGTATTTAATGCACATCGCTGTGCAAAACTCTTTTTACCCCAATCTGTAGAATTTATATCTGGTAGATATCTTCTTCTGCCGAGATACGTCTCGGTGTGTCCAAGTTCAGCAGCTTGATTTTTTACTTCTCGTTGCCAACTTTCCAATCCTCGATATCCTGATTTAAGATTACTAATTATCTTTGAACATTCATCAAAGGTTTTATCAAGACCAGCTTTGAACTTTAAAGTCCTCTGCAAACCTTTTGGGAACAATCCGTAAAACACGCCAAAATTACAGTTTTTCGCAATTGTGCGTCTTTCTTTGTAATGCTCTGCGTTTTTATCTATTGCTTCTTCAAATAGGACATTAAAAATAACCGATGTAGTGCTGGCATGAATATCTCCGTTATTACGGTAAGTATCCAGCATTTTTTCATCTTGGCAATAAAACGCTCCTACTCTGAGTTCTATTTGCGAAAAGTCCAATGACAGCAGCATTTTACCTTCATCTGCACGTATAAAATTTCTAATTCCTATTGGGTCATTGTCCTTTCTTGGCATATTCTGAAGATTTGGATTACGACTTGCAAACCTTCCGGTTTCTGTAGCAAGTGGCATCAAGTCAGGATGAATGCGATTTGTTGATGTATTAGAGAATTTCAAATATCCATCAATATATGTTGACTTTAACTTGTTCCATCTACGATATTCCTCAATCATTTTGAATAGTGGAACAAGCTCCGACCTATTTTTCTCGCACCACTCAGAAAGCAAAGTCATGGCTTCATCATCTGCAGCTTCATTAAACTTCTGAGTTGTTTTTAGTACGGGTAGCTTTAATGTTTTATAAAGATAATTCTTAAATGCTTTTGTACCTGCGTTTGCCCCGATGTTAACTTCGTCCGTCATTATTTCAATATCTTCCTTAAGCTGTGCTATTTGTGCCTCTGCCTCTGAACCTTTAGTTTTCATAAGATTTATATCAATAGGAACTCCATTATACTTCATAAGACCGACATATACTGAGGTAGGTGATTCGATTTCTTCTACAATGAATCTATGCTTCGGTAAATTTTCATCAAACCAGTTATTAAACAGGTGATAAAGCCTCAAAGCATAGTCACTATCTGCACAGGCATATCGAATTGTTCCTGAATTTTCTGAATCTAAATCATCAAAGGACTGTCCATTTGTAACATCTTCAAAGCTGGGTAAGTTCTCCTTTAAAAGTTCCGGTACAAGCTTTTTTAGTCCTGAATCATTAAGTTTTCTAAACTGCGTATGTGTTTTTAAAGTCAGCTGTGCTGCTGATAAAGTATCATAAACTTTACATTGTGGCACACATCCTAAAGCATAGAAAAACATAGTCTCGAATGCAGCATTATGAATCACAACAGTCAAATTTCTATTCATTAGAATATTTCGTTTTATCCATTCGAAGGTATCCACAAAGTCAGCATTAATGCCAACTTTGTGATTAAATGGAACATAAATACCTGTACCTTTTGAAACCGAGAAACTTGTTCCAGTAATACTTGATTTATGAGCATCTAGTGATGATTTCTTATCGCTTCTATACTCAGGTAATGGCGATGTTTCGATATCAAGAGCCAAGAGCTTATAATTACCAATATAACTCTCTATTTCTTGTTTAGTAAGAGCTAGTCCATAGTTCATTTAAATTCCTCCAAGTCCCCAAAATCTAAAACTTCTCCAGTGTTAATATCGATGTTAGATGACTCTTGATTACTGTTTCTGCTTTCTGTATACAACTTTATTTGAGCAGAAAAGTTTTTTATTAGCTTAATTTCTTCATCTGAGAGCGTTCTATCTATTGTAAATTGAACCTGCGAATATGAGATACCTCCTTTATTTACAGCTCTTTTAAGTGAAAATTTAGTTACAACAGTATCTGATTTTTTGCCTGTAGAAAGAAGCCTTTTAATATATCTCGAAAGCTCTTTATTTGAACTTGTTGGCAATGAAAGAATTACAGGGAATATCTCATTTTCTCTAAGTAAATAAATCTGATGTTTATTTTTACAGGCTTTGCTTCCGTTTTCTCCAGTACCGAATTTATTTTTAGGACAATTAATACATTTGCCTCCCGGCATTCCGATTCCTGTTATTCCATCTGTGCTTAAACAGTCGGGTGGATTATTACTTCCGTTGTACTTTGTATTATAAAAAGTGTACATAGGGTGGTGGTATAGAATTACTGCAGAAAACTCTTTGACTGCATCAGGCTCGTTTGGATTTTCGCTAGGTAACTCAAACATTGTCCCTCCACCTGCCGGAATTTTAATCCGTTCAAATTCGTTATCAAGACCTGCCAATTCCTGTAAATACTCATTGCTGATATTAAAATTTGCAAGACTCATATATCCTTCATTTTTGTTTGCTATTAATTCGTTCTTTGACATCGTAATTACCATCCTTTATTTTTTATATTTTCTTGTGCTGACAGTATTTTTTTCAAACACGTTAACTAGTCCATCAAGCCATGAGGGAAGCTCATTTTCATTTTCTAAAATCTGCTCCTTAACAAAAGCAGATAAAGAACCAGGATTTACTGTTTCAATTACTAAATCACCATATCCTGCATCTTTTAAAAGCGTATACAATTCTTCTTTTCTACCCGCCACTGCTGAAGCTTTAAGGTTTGTCTTTAAAGCATAAGTAGTTCCGCTATGAGTAAAATTTTGTATCTCACTAAGTGTCATAAACTCAGTTAGTGCAGCTTCAACTTCAAAAAGTATATCGTTTATGTTTTTAATTTCCAGTTCCTTTTGTTTTTTCTGTTCTTTTAAATTCTTAAATCTATCGGCTAGTTCAAACATTACGTTATTATCCATTTTAAAATCCTCCTATTTCATACGGATTACGTCCGCTTCTATAGTCATCAATAAGGGTCTTTGCTAGGTCTGCCTTCTCTCTAAGAACTTTTAATACTTTTTCATCAACTGTATTAGAAGCAATTAAATAAATATAAGTACAATTTTCTTTTTGTCCTGTACGATGAATTCGAGCTTTTGCCTGTTCGAAATTGCTCATAGAATAGTCAAGTGAGTAAAACACCATGGTACTAGATTCGGTCAGCGTTATGCCAAGTCCTGCTGTTGCGATTTGTCCTACGAATACGAGCACATCTGATTCATTTTGAAATTTCTCTATTTGCTCTGATCGGTTTCTGATACCTCCCGTTATTATTGAATAATTAATTTTTTTCTTTAACAGCAACTTTTCGATTGCTTTAATCTCAGAAACAAATCTAGCCATTATTACGAGTTTCTTTCCGCTCTCCGTTACATCATCTACAATATCTTCAAGTGCCTTAAGTTTTGCACTACTTACTTGGTGTATTTTTTTACCTTCATCGTCACCAAGAAATCCCCCAGTAAGCTGTGAGAGTCGTAGTATTTTTGTGAGAATATTTGTTGCTGTCACTTCGCTGTTTTTTAACTCTGCAAAGCTGTCCATCACAAGGTGTCTGTAAATATTCATTGCAGATGGTTCGAGGTGAATTTTTCGGGCAATCTCTGTTGTCTCTGGAAGATCTAAACACTCTGATTTTGTCGCCCTAAAAGCAATACTATGGAGCTTTTGCTTGAGTTCGTCTTCAGCTCCTTTTTTTAGCACCGGAGTATGATTTCCATAGCCGACCATATCGAAATAATGATTCCTAAAAGCATAAAAACTTTTACCGAAGACCTTTGAATCTAAAAATTTGTATTGAGAAAATACATCAATAGCTTTATTTGTAATAACTGTTCCTGTGAGGATCGTCTTATACTTTGTTTTTTCGCCAAGTCTGTGTAACGACTTTGAAGCAGCAATATTGTGTGTTTTAATTTTATGTGACTCATCACAAATAATCATATCTGGATTCCAAGCTTTGACTTGTTCTTCTAATCTCCAAACAGATTCATAATTAACAATTGCTACTTGCAGAGGACTGCCATTCATCAAAGTTAAGGTTTCTGCTTTTTTGTTGGGAGTTCCTTTGAGAACCTCTAATCTATAATCGAAATCAGCAAACTTTGAGAACTCTTCTTTCCAGACTCCACAAATTGAAAGGGGACATACAATTAACAATCTTTTGATTTTTCCTTCTTTAAATAGCGCTCCTGAAACTGCTATGGAAATAAGTGTTTTACCACATCCCATTTCAACAAGGAGTGCTACTCCTCCCGGATTTTTAAACGTGCTCATTACAAATTCGAATGCTTTTTCTTGATGACGATATGGTATTGTTTTTATCGGCATCTTTAAATTGTTCATTACCAAAATTAGACCTCCTTAATCTCAATTTTTTGAACACTGTCCTGTGGAACTATGACCATTAATTTTTGAGCATTTCCGAACCATCTACTGCGCATTCTTTCAAGAAACGGCAGCTTTTTAAACTCTGCTAGGCTTATAGGTTTTTCTCCAGGTCTTCTGACTGTAATTTTCAATTCATGTTTACACATAATATTTCACCTCAATTCCGAGACCTAATTTTTTACTTTCTTAAAAGCGCCTCTATATATAAGCCACGACAGAAGCAAAAGGTAACGATTTTTTTTATAAAAAATTTTTCCACCCGCTATGACGCAAGTGGAAAAGGGAATTAAAGTAACTTTTTTAATTTAGCTTTTATACGTTGCAACTGCATTTTTATACTTCCGACACTGACATTTTTAATTCTTGCTAATTCAATTTGACTGATTGGATTTTTACAAAAATATAAATTATGTAAAAGTTCTTGCTCTTTAGGTTTTAGTTTTTGTATTGCATAATACAGCTTGTCCCTGTCAAGACTCTTTATAACGTCCTCATATACATCTACATTCGCATCCATATTATTTTCATCCTTATCAAATAAGCTTAGACTTTCATGCCTTCGAGTTTCTTTACGGTTGTTATTTTCAAGGTTCTTATCAAGTTCAAGCATAATTTCCTCAAATTCACCATATACTTCAATATGGATTTTTTCACCGGTAACAAATTTATATTCTATTTCCATGTCTTTCGTCCTCCGAATTTTTGATTTGTGTTCAAAAAACGAAGGACTAGGGAGGACCTCGAATAGCAGACAAAAAAACGCCCATTTGTCTTTCCTTTCTGATTTCGAGAAAAGAAAACAAATAGACGCCTTCGGTATATGCTTTTACGAGTTAATACTTTTATATTCCCGAAATCTTCTATTTAATTTAAAGATTTCGGGAATACTTATATAGAATTAAATGAAAGTCTAAACAAAAGAACGCCGCAAAGACATAAGTCTCTGAGGCGTTAACCATAATAATATTTAATTTTACATTTTTTGCCTGAGAAAATTTAAAGTAGCTGCTCTGTAATATCGGGATTAAAAATTTTAAATTTTTATGTAATGTTTTACACCTATACAATTTTTTTAGAGTTTTATAAGTTTTACAATATACATCCATGGGAAATCAAATCCTATCCGGACATTCCTTTTAAGACTACTTTTTTATAAACATCACTCCTGTTTTTATCGTCCGGTTATATTGTAAAACAATGTAAACTTCATTGCTTGTCGAACCTTGTACATTTAAAATAATTATATTTTATTGTGAACAATAATCTCAAATAAGAAAACAGCCCATTTTGATGAACATTAATGTATCAAAATGGGCTGTTAAGAATTTTAAAAAGTTTGTTAATTCTCATTATATGCTCTTTCGATAAAGGGTTTTGCTTTGTTCCATGTATCTTTATTCGTGATGGTAAGCTCTACGTCACCAGTTCCAAAGTGTCCAACATCCGTCGTGTTTCTTGAGAATCCATCTTCAAATTGCATCGTATCTACATCTAAACTCAAATGTAGAATAATCTTAGAACGTTGAACCTCTATACACACTAAATTTTTAATTTTCTTAAATGCTGTATATTTTTTTAAATGATTTTCAGTGATATCATCGCCAAGACTTAATATGTAGTTCCGTATAGTTTCATAAAGATCTTTTAGCTGTTTTGAAGTGTTATTTAAGTTGCTCTTGAAAGTATAGTCTGAAGCTCCATGTTTTGCATTTGATTCTACATTTGGAGTCATGACATTCTCATTAATGCATTCAAACATAAGAAGATTATCTCCAAACTTCTTATATCTTATTAGACTTATGTTTTTATCCATTTGTTTAATTGCAGACTCATCATACTTCGTGAAATCCCCCGCAATGCAAATAACTCTTGGCATAGACCAATCTATATCGTTTGCTTTATCAAGACCAAGGTTATTTATAACGAGAACTTTAAAACTATCTTTATGATCAAGCAGCCAGTTAAGATAAAATAATCCTTGATTTATAACATTTTCTTTTACGGAACGCTTGTATTCAAAAATAACAGGACAGTTATTCTCATCAATACCAATACTGTCCATGCGCCCACCATCTGTAGTGCTATATTCAGATGCAAGAAACGTTACACCAAAAAATGTATTCATATTTTTCTCTATAATATTTTGAAGTTCTTTCTCTAGCGCTACATTTTGGCCTTTGTACTCTTTAGCGCCATTTCCAATCTCAAAAAGTTTGATATCTGCCAATTTCTATCATTCATTTATTCTTGTTTAGGTATCTCATTTGATTTACCAAGTAAATAGTCGCTTGATACATGTAAAACTTCTGCTATTATATTGAGCTCTATATCAGTAACAAATCTTTTCCCGCTTTCTATTTTTTGTATAGCATTTTTATCTACATCCAATCCCCTTAATTGCAACATATCAGCCAACATTCTTTGTGATGTTTTAGGGACCAGATTCTTTCTTAAAGCAGCAACCCTTGTTCCACATATATTTAATGTGCCATCATCGTTTTTATTTTTATACATAATACAAACCTCCCCTTGTTGACATTCACTAGTTGTCAACAAATTAATTCTATGCTAAAATTAAAACAATTCTGACACTTACTAAATGTCAGAATTGAAGGGAATATAAAAATGAGAACTTGTTGCTTTACGGGGCATAGAAATTTACCCAAAAATCAAACAGCTGAAATAAAAAGTGCCCTTACAAATGAGGTAATAAAACTTATAGATCAAGGCGTAACTTACTATGGGACCGGAGGTGCCATTGGATTTGATACGTTAGCTGCCCAAACTATAATTGAATTAAGAGAAGATTACCCACAAATAAAATTAATCCTCATAATTCCATGCAGAAATCAATCAGACAAATGGAGTCATGAGGATAAAAGAATATATGAAGATATCAAAAGTAAAGCTGATAAAGTCGTGTACTTATCAGAGAAGTATGAAAATGACTGCATGCTTAAACGAAATAGGCATATGGTTGATCATTCAAAATTTGTAATAGCTGCATGGGACGGTAGAAAACGTGGGGGAACATATTATACTATAAATTACGCTACAAAATTAAAAAGGGAGATTATTTTACTAAATTTATATGGCGATTAATTGTGATATAAATCTGCAAAGTATAATATACAACATATAATTAAGTTTTATTTTACCGATTAAAGCGTACATGGACAAAGTTTAAAATCTCTCTTGACTTATATTTTTAATAGAGTTTAGATAGCATTACGGAAGTTTTATAGCATAAAAAATGTCATGGCAGCTTGAAGTGACGGAAACACTTCAAACCTGCAAAAGGTAAACGACCTACCCTTCACAATCGTAAAAACGACACCATAACTCTTTAATTATATATTATTTTGTGTACATATACAAGTGGAGAACTTTAAACGTGCGTAAGGGATAAATACAAATCTACTATACCTTTGCACGCGTTTTTGTCGCTTTAAATATCCGAATATTTTTAAAGGAGTTTATGTACATGTTTGAAGATCAAGAATTGTTGTACGGAAATTGCCATTTTGATAGTATTAAAAAAGCTATGTCAAATTTTTGGAGGGTTGCAAGTGATATCAGAGAGGAACTAGGGGATAAGTCTTATTATTTGGATGAATATTTATTAATAATACTAAGCATTATTGGTTCTGCATACACATCGAACGTTGCTTTTTCAGGAGAAACAATATATACAGAACTACTAGTTGTGGCGTCAAGTGTTTGTGGCTCGATTGTAGGCAGAAAGAGCCACGAACTTTACAATGACATCAAAAAATATATTGATGATCACCCTAACAATTGTCTTGAAATAGACACCAAATCAGAACTATATACTTCACAATTTATACTTGATTATGTTCAAGATATAGTAAATAGTTTTAAGAAAGAACTTATAGATAATTCAGTAAACTACAATATGCCGGATTATGCTATTTCAGTAGACAGATTTAATCAGATAGTAAATATTATCGGCAAAGAAAAAGCAGCGCATTTGGAATCTGCAATTGAAGACGCATTTATTATTTCTCCAGTCTCGTTGATCCTTGTGCAATCAATATTAACGCGTCTAGCAGAAGGATTATGCCTGCGTGACCCACAAACTTCAAAGCAGATATTCCAATTAATTTTGGATTCAAAGAAAAAATAA